ATTACTTTATTAGCATGGCTACAAATCACAGCACAGTACAACCTAAACATGCTATTGCACCTTTTGGAACAGTTGCTTCAAGAACCTACACAGACTGGACAGCCGATTCAGCAGTTCAAGAAGCTGCACTTATGATTTCAGTAGATATTTGGCAGGCTCGCCAAGTTAGTTCTACAGGCGGCGTATCGCCGGACTTTACTCCTAGCCCATATCGCATGGGTAACACTCTCCTGGCTAGAGTTCGTGGACTTATTGCTCACGCACTTGATCCGCGTTCGATGGTCGGATAATGCCAGTTGCTCTCACTACTCTTAGAACCACGATTGCGACAGCATTAGTCGATAACGCGAAGTGGCAAACTTTTGCATTCCCACCAGCCACAGTTCTTGCCAACTCTGTAATTGTTTCGCCTTCTGATCCTTATCTTGAGCCAAATAACAATCAACACAACACTATTGCACCAACAGCTAACTTTAGAATAATCATCACAGTACCTTTGTTCGATAACGAAGGAAACCTCAATGGAATTGAAGATGCCTTAGTTGGCGTGTTCAACAAACTCGCAGCATCCACCTTGACCTATAATGTGGGAGCAGTAAGCCAGCCAAGCGTTCTGAACGCGGCATCTGGTGACTTGCTTACCTGTGAGATGTCACTATCCGTTCTAACCACCTGGAGTTAATATGTCCGAATGGGAACAAGAAAACGAAGCCTTCCTGAAGAAAATCGGGCAGGTTAGCACACCAGCACCAAAGCCAGCATCTACTAAGAAAGACGAGGAATAATCCTAATGGCTGTATTTCTAAATAACAATGTCGGCGTTAAGATTAACACTGTTGATCTTAGTGACCATGTAACAGCAGTTACAATCAACCGCGTATTCGATGAACTCGAAGTAACAGCAATGGGTGATAACTCACACAAGTTCGTAAAGGGCTTGGAAGCATCAACAGTTACAATCGACTTCCTTAATGACACAGCATCAGCTAACGTCCTTGCAACACTTCAAGCTGCATGGGGAACAACTGTTACTTGCGTATTCCTACAGACAAAGGGAACAATAGTTTCTGCTACAAACCCTCTATACACAGTTTCATTGCTAGTCAATAACACAACAGACATCAATGGTGCTGTTGGCGATATCGGCACACAATCAATCACATTTACTGCAAACTCAACCATTGCGGTAGCCACAACAGGCACTTTCTAAACAACTAACCAAAGGGGCACAGCATGGCAAAGTTAAAAGTAACAAGGGCAGATGGATCAGTTGGCGAATACCCAATTACTCCATTGGTGCAGTATGGTTTTGAGATTTACGCTAAGAAGGGCTTTCACAAAGCGTTCATCGAAGATCAGAAGCAAAGCGATATCTTCTGGCTAGCCTGGGAATGTATCCGCCGTTCGGGTGAAACTGTTAAGCCATTCGGAGAGCAATTCATTGAAACCTTGACAACAGTCGAGGTCTTAGATGATGACCCTTTGGCTTAGGGCGCGACTCGATCACCTATCTGATTGCTAAATTAAGTGTCAGACTCGGGATCGCGCCACAACAATTATTAGAGCTAGATGAAGTGATGCTAAAGAACCTAATCAAGGTTCTACAGGATGAAGCGAAGGAGATGAGAGATGCCAGCAACAGTAAAAGGCGGCGTTGAACTTCGCAAGGCACTTCGTAACTATGCTCCAGAATTAGGCAAAGAAACACAAAAAGAGATTGCTGATGTTCTTAAGCCTGTTGTAAAAGAAGCTAGAGGATTTGTTACTGGCTCGCCCTTAAGTAATTGGGCTAGAGAAGGTGGCAAGTTTCCTGTGTTTAACGCTTCAATCGTCAAGCGTGGCATTGGCTATAAGACAACACCATCAAAACCTAATCGCAGAGGCTTTACTGCCTTAGCACAGATTCGCAACCGCTCAGCAGCAGGTGCTATCTATGAAACAGCAGGTCGTAGAGCGCCAGGTACTAAGCCATCATCTCGCCCTAACTTTGCACAGGCAATGGGTCCGCTAACTGGTTCTGGCAAAAATCGTGGACGTTTAATTTATCGTGCTTGGGAGAATGACCAGGGCAATGCTACAAAAGCTGTTCTTAAGGCTATAGACACCGCAGGTAAAAAGTTTAACGCAACAGTAGGGAAGCGATAATGGCCAATGTAGTAATTGATATTGCAGCCCAGTACACAGGCAATAAGGCGTTTAAACAGGCAGAAACTGCCACACAGAAGCTTGAAAAGTCTGTAGGTAAGTTAGGCAAGCAACTACTTGGAGTTTTCGCTGCTTCTAAAGTTTTGGCATTTGGTAAGAACGCTGCTAAAGCCTTTGCAGCTGATGAGAAGGCTGCACGATCTCTTTCTCTAGCCCTAGCAAACACAGGCAACGCCTTTGCATCCATCGAGGTTGAAAAGTTTATTGCAGACTTACAACGTGCCACAGGTGTCCTTGATGACAACCTACGACCAGCCTTTAGAACCCTTCTCACAGCCACAGGCGATGTTAAGAAGTCACAGGATGGATTAGCCCTAGCGCTAGACATTGCAGCAGGTACAGGCAAAGACTTAGGCGCTGTGTCTATGGCGCTTGCAAAGGCTTATGGTGGTCAGACCACAGCTCTTAGCCGTTTAGGTGCAGGTTTATCTAAAGCCACTCTCGCATCTGGCGATTTAGATTTAATTACTAGAGAACTATCAAAGAAGTTCTCTGGTCAAGCACTTGCAGCAGCTGAGGGTTATTCAGGCTCTATGGATCGACTAGCAGTTGCATCCGAGAACGCTAAAGAGATTATTGGCAAAGACCTACTTGACGCTATGCAGCTTATCGCTGGCGAAGAAGGTATCGGCGGAGCAACTACAGCGATGGAAGGCTTTGCCACTCAAATTGGAAACGTCATCTATGGCATAGGAGTTCTTACTTCTAAACTCAACTCATTGCCAGTCCTTAAAGATTTATTTGGCGCTATTGGCGATGTTGCTCAATACAACATAATTGGATTGATAGGTAAGTTAGGCTCATCTACTAAAGCCAGAAGCGCAGGCACTCCAGCCCAATCCCCAGGTGATCGCAAGAAGATTGACCAAATAAATAAAGAGGCAGCCAGAATCCAAAAACGGCTAAATGACTTGAACAAAATTGATACCGATAATACAACTAGAAAGATTAAACTTACTGGTGACCAGTTAGCCCTTCAAGAACTAGAGAAGAAGTTTGATGTTGAGCGTGTTGGATTGTTTGCAGCACTTAATAGCGCTATGACAAAAGAAGAAGAAACTCGTATTCTGTCTTTAATTGCAATCAAAGACCAGAACGCAGCCCTTGCAGGTCAGATTATGAAAACAAACTCAGCCGCTGATGCTATGGAAAACTTTGGAAAAGCCATGTTTGGCGCATTAGATGTGATGCTTAACTTTGGCAAGTTTGCTCTAGGCGAGCGCGACACATTGAGAGCAATGGGAATAGGTGTTACACCAACTTCACAAGGTTTCCAATCCTTTACGCCTTCTCCAGGCGGCATTGAAGGTTTTGGTAGCGGCATGACCAATCTAGGCCAGAACAATTATGGCGGTCTAGCAGGTGCAGGACAAGCTGGTGGCGGTGGTGCGCCAGTAGTCAATATCAATGTGGCAGGTTCAGTCACCACAGATCGTGACTTGGTATCGATGGTAACCAATGCCATCTACAACAATCAGGCCTCTGGCATCCCAATTAACTATTCGACAAGTTATGCATAATGGCATTACCAGCAACCCTTTCAGTAAAGATAAACCTATCTGGTGGAGCATCATTCGGTAATCCGTTTATCTTGGGTACTTCACAATTGGGCTTTGCTGAGCTTGCTTCAGCCATTCCAGTTATCGTTGATGTTTCTGCCCAGACTACTAACATCTCGACTCGTAGAGGTCGCAACCTTCTGCAAGATAAATATGAGTCAGGCCAAGCAACTATTAGAATTGTTGATCCTACTGGGGAGTTCAATCCCCAGAACACTGCAAGTCCTCTGTTTGGATTGCTGCAACCGCTGCGTAAGATTCAAGCCTCGGCAACTTACAATGGCGTAACTTATGGTTTGTTCGGTGGTTACATTCAAGAATATCGTTATACCTATCCAACAGGACAAGAAACAGGTTATTGCACGTTCATCTGTTATGACGCATTTAGATTGATGTACAACTCCAATGTCACAACAGTCACAGGCGGCACAGCAGGTCAGACAACTGCACAACGCGTTCAATCTATCCTCACCATGATTGCATGGCCTCCAGCATTTACCAGCATTGGCACAGGCGCTACAACTTGCGTGGCAGACCCTGGCACAACTCGCACAGTCCTTGAAGCAATCCAGACTGCTGAGTTCACAGAACAGGGTGCGTTTTACATCGATGAGAATGGCGTGGCAACCTTTAAGGGCAGACAGTTTGTCTATGATGCTCAAGCTGCAAGTCCAACAGTATTTAATCAAACTGGCACAGGCATTAACTATGCAGGAATTACCTTTGCACTCGACGATAAGACAATCGTGAATAAGGCAACTGTGACTAGAATTGGTGGCACAGCACAGACTTACTCAGATGCCACATCTATCGCCCAATACTTCACACGATCCATTACAGCTACAGACATGCTCATGCAAACAGATGCCAACGCTC